CGTCCTGCGCGCGCAGGTTCGCGCCGGCCTGCTGGCCGAGCCGCGTCGCCTTGATGACGCCCTGCAGGTAGTCCTCACCGAGCTGGCGGTTCTTGTCCGCCTGCACGCTGCCGCCGATCTGCCCACTGCGGGCGAGCGCGAACCGCGTGTTGCGCGTCGCGTCGGCCTGCTGCTTGTCGAGGTCGGTCCGGTAGAAGGCCGTCGTGTCGGCCGCCAGCTTGTCGTACTGGCCGGTGCGCGCCGGGTCGTTGAAGATCGAGTTGATCTGGGCCGTCGACTGGGCGATGTTCGCCTGCCGCCTGGCCTCCGCTCGGTTAGCCTCTTTCGCTGCGTCGTTTCCGCCGCCGCCCATCGTCAGCCCTCCACCACACGAGCGAAGAGGGCAACATCCTCCCCATTTCGCCCATATCGACGCCAGACGCCCTCGGGCTGCATGCCGAGGGATCGCTCGAACCACTTCGATGCCGCCTCACGCGCGCACAGGCACGTCGCCTGCACGCGGCGCGCGCCGTCCTGCTCGAGTATGCCGCCGACCATCCATGCGGCGGCGCGGGTGAGCGAGCGCCAGGTAGCGGACCAGCCTTCGGGCGAGCCGACCATCCACGTCTGCCAGACACCGGGGCCGATTTCCTCGGCGCCACCGGCGGCCGCTGGAAGCTTGTCCGGACCCAGCACCGTGAACTTCAGGCCCGGCGTGTTGAAGAAACCGACCGCTGCCACCTCGGGGACAAAGTCCCGCGCCCCGCTCAGCGCCAAGTACTGATTCCGCTCGTCGTCGCGCATGCGCTCGCACAGGAAGATCAGGTGCTTCAGCGTGCACGGGATGACGTTGGGGCCGGGGCGCGTCGGGAAAATCATGCGCCAAGCCTCATGTCCTGCACGGTTACGTTCAAGGCGTTGAACTGCCATTTCTGGCCGCCCGCGTAGGTCAGCTTCACGCTCATGCTCGGGGCCATGACCGGCAGCGGGATCATCATCCCGGGCACCGAGTCAGCCGGCACATCGAAGGCTGCGGTGTAGACGCCCTGGTTCGACTGGTCGTAGCCGATCTGGATCGCCGCCGTGCCCTTGCCGACGATGTCGAAGCCGACAAGCTGCTTCGTGACGCCCGGCGCGCCGAAGTCCAACCACGGCCACTGGATGACGCCCTCGAAGGTGCTCTGCCGGAGGTCGCCCTGAAAATCGACGACAGCATCCGGATCGACGCGCAGGACGTCGTCGCCAGACCGGATGTACAGCGAGTCGCCGAGCTGCGCGAAGTCGGAGACGGGGAACGGGAAGACGTAGCGCGACCACGCGCCGACGTCGCCCACCTTGTTCATCGTGTAAACGAAGACGGTCGTGGTGCTCATCAGTTCGACACCCAGAAGCTGCGAAGGCCCATGAAATCGCCGATGCCGGCGTATCGGGTGATGATCCCGGGGAACGAATCCAGCTCCTGAACGCCCGAATACACCCATGCGAAATAGGACACGCGATCGGCGGTCTCCAGCGATCCCACCGCCGTGCCGACGGCGCGCGCGCATCCGTTGTGGTTGAACTGCGAAACGTTGCCCCGTTCGGCGTCCATGAAAACGGCTCGTGAGCCTGGCGGAAGCACGGTAAGCGGGGTTCGGCCGTGCGCTTCGGCAAGCTGCGCTGCTCCGGCCGCATCGTCGAGCTGCCACGCGTACACGATGGCTGCGAAGAGGTCAGGATTGGAGCCGGCCAGCGTGGCGAACTTGACGCCGTCCCCGCCATTCCACAGCGCATCGCGATCGTCCTGAGACATCGCGCCGTTGTAGACGCCAGCGCCCCACAGCAGTCCGCGGAAGCACTGGAACGTCGGCTCTTCGTTACGATCCGTGCCGGCAACGGTGAGGTCGCGCTCTGGGCGTGTGATGGGGTCGATCGATTTCGTGCCGATCAGGACGTTGTCGACGTACAGCGAGACCTCGCCGACGCCGATGTCCATGTCGGCGATCACGAACTTCCACTCACCCTTCGGCACCTCCAGCGGCACGGAATCCTCCTGGTCGCCGGCAACGGCCGTAATCAGGAACGTACCGTGGTAGACCGGCGGCCCCGCGAACGTCGTCGATGGGTCGGTCTTCGTGACGATCCGGCCGTTCGCGTCGGTCACGCGGATCACGGGAACCGCGGTGCCATCGGACGCGCGCGTGCCGGTGACGTGGCCGGTGGCGTCCATCGTCAGGCCGTCGGGAAGGTGGCCGGAGATCAGCGTGACGGTGTACGGCCCCACCGCGGTGATCGTGTAGTGGAAATCGATCACGTCGCCCACGTAGCCGTTGCCCAGCGCACCGGCGATCGTCGGTCCAGGCGCCGCGGGCTCAGCGATGGCGAGCCAGTACTGTCCCAGTGGCGGGACGTACGTCGCCAGCGGCGGCGAGGGCGAGTTCGCGACGGCTTCCTTCACCAGCGGATCGATCGGCATGCCGATGTCGCCCGCCTGCAGGTTCGTCGAGCTCGACGTGACGCCGATCGATCGGACGCCCTGCGACGACAGGAAGATCAAGTCGTTCGACACCGGCGACAGCGCCTGATTCTGCGTGCTGCCCACCGGCAGCGCGTCGAGCAGCGCGGTCTGCGCCGGATCCTCGTCCACCTGCCACAGCTGCATGCCCTCGGCGTTGAAGGCCGCGATGTTCGAGCGGTACAGGTTCATCGCCGCGACCGGGTTGGACCCGTAGGTCTGCAACCCGTACGGCAGGTAGCCGGCGTCGTCTTCGGTCGACCAGTCCAGCGGGTTCACCGTGGCGCAGTAGCGGATGATGTCCTTGTCGGCGGCGTAGACCTTGCTCGCGGCTATCGCGACGATCTTGCTTCGAGGGCAGTTCGCATCCTTGATCTGTGGTGTAACGGCGGTCCAGTCCATCGTGCCGTCGTGCACGAAGCCGTTGGCGACGCGCGGCCAGTCCGGCTCAAACGCACCACTTTTGTTGATCGGCCGCGCCATCCACACGATCTGCGAGGCGGTGACGGCCTCCCAGATGACCTCGTTGTCGATCACCTGCTGGCCAAGCGTCGGCGGCCATGCGGGCTCGTTCGCCGCGCTCTTACCTGCCGCCGGCTGCACGGCCTTGTAGACGAGGCCACCGCTCGGCGCGCTGTAGGCGTAGTCCCAGGAGAACGTGTCGAGCCACATGGAGCTGCCGCTGTTCTTCGTGCAGGTGCCGGCGATTGCTACGAACGACGCGCCTTCCGGCGCCTTCGCGGTGACCGAGGACTTCCCCCACTTTCCACCGCTGCCGCTCGAGATCACGTTGCCCTGCGAGGGCGACAGCTGCGCGCCGTTGATGTCGTACCAGATCAGCACGACGGCGCCGGCGGCCTTGCCCGAACTCGACGCGCCCTGCTGCACCATGCACGACGCGGTGATGGTCTGGCCGGGGAACACCGGCCGCTTATCCGTGCTGAGCGCCGTGGCCGATCCCGTGCCGTCGTACTGCAACGCATGCGTGCCGTCGTAGTGCGTGCCGGCGGTGACGCTGTAGCCGGTGCCCAGCGTCCACGAAGTGCTGCCGTCCTCGAACGATGGGTTCGCGGGCTGGCCGCCCGTGACCGGCGGATTCGTGATTGGCCTGACGAGCGACCCGGGTACGTAGGTGTGGCCTGCTTCCCATACCGCGGTCATGCGCTGTTTCCCTTGCCGTAGCGATCGCGGATCAGCTGGTCGTAGGCGGCTTTCGCCGCGGCCGAGCCGTCCGTTGCCGTGCTCGGGACGTAGGTCTGGTCCGTCCCCTCGAATATCTGCGCGCCCTCGGCGGTCGGCCAGGTCGGCTCGGTGGCGCCGGTGGTGGGCGTGCCTGTGACATCGACGACCACGTACTCCCAGCCGTTCGGTGTCGACGGCTGCACGACATCGCCGATCGCCTTCGCCTGATTCGGTGCCCAGAGCGGCGCGTTGCTCTTCGTCGCGGTCTGGTACACGAAGCCAGCCGGCACCGAGGGACTGACGATCACGTTCAGGCCGTAGATCGTGTTCGGCTTCCAGACCTCGGGCGCCTGGAGCCAGTAGTGGTAGACGCCACCGTCGTCGAACTCGGCGACCACATAGAGCAGCCCAAGGAAGGGCTTCGCGAAGTGGATCTTGAACAGTCCGCCGACATACGTCGGGTCGGGGTGGATCAGGACGTTGACCACGTACGCCGGATTGGTCGAGGTGACAGCCTTCGCGGCGAAGACGTGCATTTTTCCGGCGAAGGCGCATAGGCCCTTCGTGCCGGGCGGCAGCGTCGTGTCCAGCACGGTTCCGGGGCGAACCGTCGGCGCGCGTGAGGCATCGACGTACCCGTTGGTCAGTTCGTACAGCGATTCCGGCGAGGCGCCGCCCTTGTCGCGAAGTCGCGTCATGCCCGCCTTGACCGCGGAAAGAGTGACCGACCTCATGGCTGGTATCCCCCGACCAGCTTCGGCGGGACAGCGTTCGGGATCGCGACGGACCCCGGCACGTAGCGTCGAGTCCCGTGCGATGCAGCCGTGAGGTCGCCTAGCAGCGTCGTCAGGGCGGTCGCGTAGTTCGCGGCGTCCGGCTGGCCGTAATGCGCCTTCGCGTATGCCAGCGCATGCAGCTTGATCGCATCCGGGTCGATGGTCGTCTTATCGGTGTCGCCGGCGAACGGTGCGAGTCCGAAGTCGCCCTTGACCCTCAGGCTCCAGGTGTCATCGGCCGGCGCCGGCCAGACCTCGATGCACTGGCGCACGTCGAAGAACTGCGGAATCGACTGGATCCGGCTGGAGTACATCGTCGGGTCGATGCCCTGCACCAGCGCGCGCCATACGTCATCGCCCTGCGAGACGCCCACCCACGCAATCTTGCGCGGGTCGAGCTTCTTCGCGCATGCGTCCGCGTTCGCGTCGAAGTCGTAGAACCGCGTGCCCGCCGTCATGGTCCAGGTGAACCAGCGCTGCGTGCGCAGCACCGAGTAGCGGCGATACAGGAGGCTCTGCGCTTCGATGGCGAAGGAGTTCAGGAGGTCGGCCATACCGGGCGGCGGGCTGGCGAGCATCGCGGCGAAGCCGAGGCGCACCATCAGGTACTTCCGGATGTCCGCCAGCGTCTCCGACGGATAGTCATCGTCGCAGTCGCAGTTCAGCTCGATGGGGTCGGCCATGGCGGCTCCTGATATGGAAAGCGGCCCGACATTGCGCCGGGCCGCCCGTGCACCGCGCAGAGTTACTTGGCGGCGGTCTTCTTGGCGGCGGTCTTCTTGGCGGGCTTCGCTGCCGCCTTCTGAGCCGCTACCTTCTTGTGGTCCGTCACCGTGGACTGCGCGAGCTTGCCGCGGTTGCCCTCGTCGATGACTTCGAGGCCAGACGCCTTCGCCAGCGCCGCCGGGCGCGGGTAGATGGCGATGACGTCCTCGATGTGCTGCGCGTACTTCCGGCGAAGCGACTCGTGTGCCTCGTTGGCCGTCATCGCGGCGACCTCGACCTCTTCCTCGCTGTCTTCGTGGACCTGATCTTCGCCGTAGATGCGCTGGAGGATCGGCAGCTCGTACTCGAAGATCGTCGCCGGCAGCTTCATCGAAGCATCGCGGTCGATGATGACGACGAGCTGGGTCAGAGTGACCGTTTCGAGGTCTTCGTCGCCGTAATCGATGGCAGCGCCCGGGTCGGGCGTCACGTTGGCGACGTCATCGCTCAGCTTGGTCGGATCGCCCGGATTGGTCTGGTTGTCGGTCGACATCACTGCACTCCCTCGATCGTGATCGGGTCGGTGCCGCCCGCGGCGCCACGTCGGATCCAGCGCGGGAGAGTGATCTCCTGGATCTTGGCCGACGTGGTCGTCATGGTCAGCAGGTTGTACCAGCCGGCGTCGCCGCTGGCCGGCGCGACGTTGCCGCCGGCGTCGTGGCCTTGCAGCATCACGCCAGCGGCCGGGGTGGCAATGTGCGCCAGGCCGTTACGGCCCTGCCCGCCAAGCAGCGGCGTCTTGCCAAGGCTGACGATGCTGGTATCCGCCGGCATCGGGATGGTCATTGCATTCGGCATGTCTGTCTCCAAGCGGGCGACACCGGCCGCCCGCTACGTGGGTTAAGCGATCGAGAGCACCGCGTTGGCGTTGCGCTTGTTGATGGTCAGGCCGTAGTCCGCGGTGGTCGCGAAGTAGTGCGTGTACCGGTCGTACATGCGCGCCGGCGTGCGGTCGATCATCCAGCGGCCCTTCACGGGGCGCAGGCGCAGCGTCTTCGAATTGAGGAAGTAGCAGCGCTTCGTCCACGGGTACGTGATCGCGCCGAGGATCGCGTCCAGCTTCTCGAACGTCGGGTCCCAGACCACGAGCTTGCCCTTGAAGTAGACGTTGTCCGTCGAGGCGTCAGCGTCGGGGCCGTCCTTGCCGGTCACGATCACCTGGCGGTTCGTCTGGAGGTTCGCGTCCTTGCGGTAGGCGTCGTAGAACGCCGCGCCGCAGACGATGAAGTCCGGGATCATGCCGCCGTACGTGGTGCAGGCGCGCCACATCTTCTCCATCTCAGCGGTCAGGTTGCCCGTCGTGCCGGTGGAGATGTTGAGGTCGGCGTTGTTGCGCCAGTAGATCGACGTGGAAGCGTCGATGCCACCGATGGTGCCAACGCTCGGCGTCGTGCTGACCAGCAGATCGAGGCCGGGCACGGCCTTCGCCGACTGCGTGCCATCGCGATGAACTTCGAGATCCCAGTTCTCCTGGAAGCCATCCTTCAGCGCGGCGCGGTTGGTCTTGATCAGGTTGACGATCTGGATCTTCTCGGCATCCGTCGGCACGGCCTCGCGGTCGTCCGTCATGATGATGCCGTTGTTGGCGAGCTCGGTTTCGTTCAGCGCGAAGCCGTCGTGCGCTTCGTAATGCTGGAACGGGGCGAGGCGCACCACATCCTTACGGTTGTAGGTGACCTGGTCGTCGCCGCTGTAGTTCTGGTAGTTGGAGTCGTTGCTGACGCGCACCTTCTCGTTGAAGATGCCGTTGCCGAAGATCGAATCGGCCTTGTTCGCGATCAGCCATTTCATGAACGGCTTATCGGTGTTGACCTGATCGATCGGGTCGTTAGCTGCATAGGACTGCAGCTGGTAGTTGGCGCCTGCGAGCAGCTGCGCGGTATTGACGGGCATGGGAATGCGTCCTCGAAAAGGAAAGGAGCCCTGATGGGCTGTTCTCTCCGCGTTCGAGGGCGCGACTCTCATTCAGCGCTACCGGGCGCGACTCCGGCTTTCAGCTTCGCGGTGCGGCATGGGCCGCTGTGATGCGACGTTGCCGCACCGCGAGTTACTGTCAAGGCATCAGTGACCGACGCTCTGCAGGCCCATCTCGAAGGCGTCGAGTTCGGACGCGCCCTTCAGCGATCGCTGCATCGGGGTCGTGGTGCCGGTGGCGCGCAGGGGCATCGCGCTTACCGGCGGGCGCGCGGGTGCGACAGGCTGGACCGGCGCGGCGGTGGCAACCGGGATCGCCGGCACCTGCTTGTACATGGCCTCGATCTGCGCAGCCCACTGCGACGGATGGACCGTGCGGCGGATGCCGTCCAGCGCGGGCGCTAGGAACGCCAGCTTCTGGTCGAAGGTCGGGTCTTCAGCCTTAAGGCGGTTGCTCAGTTCCGCCACGGCGGCCATGCCGCGGTCGTGCTCGGCCTGCTGCTGCGCCTGCGTCGTCTCGACCGTCTCGCGCTGCGTGGCGAGGTTCTGCGCGGTGCGGCGCTGAGCCAGTTCGAGCGCAGCGGCGCGCGTGATCTCGCCGAACTGCACGGCTTGCGCGAGATCGGCATGGTCGGCGATGGGATCGACCAGACCCGGCACCTCGCGGCCGATGTTCTTGCCGAGCGCCTGGAGTTCGCCGAGCAGGAAGTCGAACGCCTGCCCCATCTTCGCCGGGTCGCCGCTGTTGATGTAGGTCAGATAGCCGAGCGACTGGCCGAACTGCTCCGGCGTCGCCTTCGTCTCGGTGACCAGACGCTCCCACTCCGCGCTTCGGGCGGCTTCAGCGCGAAGCGGCTCGATCTCCTGCGCCTGCGTCTTGATGGTACTGGCCATCTCGCGGAAGCGCTGCTCGGCCTTGCCCTTGAGGCCCAGCTCGGTGACGGCGGCATCGGTTTCCGGGTCGGATGGCGCGGGCGCGGCGTTCGCATCGGGCTTCGGCGCTTCGGGCGCCTTCGCGTGATCGACGGCGAGCGGCGCACCACCGGCGGCCGGCGGCGCATGCGCTTCAGGGTCGGATGTCTTCGCCTCGGCAGCTGCAGCGGCGGCGTCTGCGGCGGTCGTGGCAACCGGCGCGCCTTCCTCGGCAGTGTCGCCATTCGCTTCGGCGATGCCCTGATCGAACGCAGCGAGCGCGGCCGCGTCGCTGTCGACGGGAGCCTCGATAGCGGCCGACGTGTCTGGCGTCGTTTCCGTCACGGTGGTATCGGTCGGCGCGCCTTCGGTGGTTTCGATCTCATCCATTGGTCATGTCCTCTGTGGGTTCGGTGAGCGACGGCGAGGCCGGCGCGGGGCTTGGCATGGGAAGCGCGGTGGGTCCTGACAGCTGCGTCGGCGCGCCAGATGGGCCAGCCACCGGCATGTCGTCGCCATCAGGCGCTGGCGGCAGGAAGCGGGCGGCGTCGAGCCGTTCGCCGGTGCGCGAGAGGGTTTCCTCGATCAGCGCCTCGAGCGAGTCGGCGATGTCCTGCGGCGACGATCCGCGCAGCTGGCCGACCTGGAGGATGGTGTTCTGGAGCGACGGCATGATGGTGGCCCACGCCTGGCGCTGCCGCGACGTGTCGGGCTTGCCGCTGGAGCCCGCGCGGATGTCCACGCTCACCAGCGCGCCGATGTCCTCGATCTTCATGCCCTCGGGCCAGAAAGCCCACGGGCCGGCGAGGTCTTTCACGTCCTGACCGTCGAGTTTCTGCACGGCAATCTCGGCCGTGTACTCGGCCAGCTCGCCCATCATCCCGTCGATGCCGTCGCGCATGTAGCCCGTGCGGGCCGTGGTGCCGGTCTGCTGGATCTCGGCCTCGGTCGCCGTCTTCGCCGTGCGGATGCTCGACGACAGCGCCTCCTGAATGCCCCAGATCATCTCCAGTTCGGCGCGGATGACGCTGGTGTCGTAGAGCGCGGGGTCGATCTGGGCATAAGCCAGAGGCTGAAGCATGTCGCGGATCGGCGTTCCGGGCTGCAGCGGTTTCAGACCGATCATCTCCATCGTTCCACCAGCCTCGATCTTCGCCACCTCGTCCGGCGCCATATTCGTCGAATCGAAGCCCGTCTTCGGCTTCACGCGGCGGCGGTGCTCGGCATACCCGGAGCGCACGCGGTCGTATTCGTCGAGCAGCGGCGCGGAGCGGGTGATCGGACCCTCGGGGTGGCGCGATCCATCGACCTCGCCCACCACGAACTGGAAGAACGGGTAGAAGCGCGACGTGCCCGGGTTAGGCGCATACGGCTCGCGCGCGTAGGCGTTGATGCCCTCCACCAGCGTGATGATCGTGTTGGAATCCTTGTCCCACACCTCCCAGACGCAGACCGATGTGCCCTCGGCAATCGGACCGGCGTCGCCGCCCGAGCGGAACGAATCTGCCTCGTTCTCAGCGACTTTCTGCGATGCCGCGGCGTCCGGCGCGTTGTTCGGGTCGGTCGGCTTCACCTGCCCGTACGTCAGTGCCTTCTCCAGCTTCCCAGCGATGCGCGGGAACAGGGCTTTCGCGTCGTCGATGGTCTTGAAAGATCGGTGCGCGATCCACGGTGAATCGAGGTAGGAGGTCATGGCGCCGCAGTCCGGCGACACCTGGATGTCCTCGCTCTGCACGAAGTCGATCGCCATGCCGCGCGCGACGACGACCTCGACCTGAGCCTGCAAGCCAAGGATCTGGCGCTCGATGTCGGCCTTCACCTCGTCCGGGTTCGGGGTGCCTTCGATCAGCTCCTGCTGGCTGGCGTTGAGCCGGGCGAGGTTGTCCTGCAGGTCGTTGATCTGGGACAGAACGACCGGATCGTGCCCGGTGCGCTCCTGCCACGTGGCCTTCATCCAGCCGATGCCGGTGGTCAGGCCGGAGCCGACGAGCGGCTTCGCCTTGGTCTTCAGCCTGCCCTTCTTCCACAGCTGCGAGATGACGATCTCCAGCGTGGAGCCGAACTGCTTCGCGTCGTCGCGTCGCTGCTGGTAGGGCTGTCCAAGCTCCTTCACCTTCGCGCGGATCAGGCGATCCATCGTCGCGCGCGCCGCGGCCTCGGCGTCCTTCGCCGGGTCGATGTCGGGCAGCTGCGGGAGCTGGTTCGGAAGCGCGCCACCCTCGAGCGACTTCGCTGCGGCCGGCGCGATCGCCTGCACGATGGTGCTCTTCTTCTGCGCCGATTCCTGTCCCGCCTGTATGGCCGCCTGCTCGACCTGCTGCTGCGTCGCCGGGTCGTTCATCAGCGCCTGCTTCGCCATGCGGACGAGCTCGTCCTCCGGCGGCGGCTCGGTGCTCGCGGCGGGCATCACGTCGACATCCGGGTCGCGGGCGTAGAGGAACGACTTCAGGATGTCCACGTAGGTCGCGGCGATCGGCACGTCGACCTCGTAGATCGTTCCCGACCCACCATGCCGGCGCTTCGCGTATCGACGGTCCAGCGCGTACTGCTTGCGCGCGCCCTCGTCGAACTTGCGCGCCTCCTTGATCTTGTCGAGCCAGCACTTCGCGTCGGCCTCTTCCCTCTGCTTCGCCTTCGCGGCTTCCTCGCCGGCCGCCTCGGCCGCTGCCATGCCAAGGCTCATGGCCTGCATTTCCGTCGTCGTGACGCTCATGGGCGGTAGTACCTCTGTTGTTCCTGAATATCGCGGGCGCGCAGGCGGTCCGTGGACTCGATGTGCTCGCGGCTGAAGGGGATGACGGGTTTCACGCGGTCGCGCTTCGGCGTTTCGGCGTCCATCAGCATGTCGAGCGCGCGGCCGATCAGGCTGCAGCAGTCGACGAGGTCGTCGTACCGCCCGGCGGGAAACGAGATCAGCTGCTCGATCAGGTGATCGCCGAAGGCGCCGGCCTTCACGTGCACGGTCCCTGCGCTGACGCGGGCGGCGAAGCCACGGACGCGGGCGACCTTGTCGGCGATGCTCGGCAGCAGCTCGCGCGCGGCGTAGGTCTGCCGCTTCCGCATCTGCCGCTTCACCTCTGGGCCAATGGCCGACTCGATCGGGCCAGACTCGCCGAGCCATATCTGCGGCTTGTACTGCTTCACGAGGTTGATACCGGCGCCGACGCCCTTGTCCGTCTCCACCTGCTCGTTGAATCCGTCCTCGATGAAGATGTCGCCCTCATCGTCGATGCCGACCACCAGATGGCCGGTGTAATCGCCAGCGTCCTTCTTCGTGGCGAAGTCGCTGCTCATGTACCAGCGCACCGGCTCCGGCGTGACGTTGTAGCGGGACAGGTTCTCGCGCTTGAAGTAGATGCCCTCATCGGGCACCGGACGCTGCTGGTAGAGCGACGACCAGGTGCGTGCGTTCGCCTTGTACATGTTCCAGTGGCGCTCGCTGAACCACTCCGGCCACAGGTACTCGCCGATCTGGCGGCCGACCGGGTCGTCTTCCCGCTCGCACTGCGCCGGGATGTTCAGCACCTCCCAGACCTGCCCGTCGCGGCATGCCACCGGGCCGCTGCGGCCGTCGTAGTCCTCGGGCAGGATGCTGCCGGCGAGGTCTTCCTGCGCCCATCGGGTCTGGATGATGATGATCGACGCCTTGGGTTTCAGGCGGGTCAGGAAGTCGTCGTCATACGCGGCGCGGGTCTTCTTCCGGATCGTCTCCGACTCCGCTTCCTCGCGGCCGGCGACCGGGTCGTCGATGATGCCAAGATCGCAGCGGCTCGAGGTCAGGCCGCCCATGAGGCCCGCGGCGAACATGCCGGAGCCGTTGGTCAGCTCCCACTCGTCGGCCGCATTGCTCCCGCCCACGACCTGCGCGCCCCAGATGCTGCTGAACTCCGGGCTGCTGGCGATCTGGCGCGCGCGCTTGCTGTGGCGGATGATCGGCGTGGCCGCGTAGCTGGTCATCAGGCAGCGGAGCCCGGGATGCTTCCCCATGGCGTACGTCGTGCCAACCACGCTCGCATAGGTCGATTTCGCCGAGCCCGGCGGCTCGAAGATCATCAGGCGGCCGTAATCGGTGTGGATGCAGCGGTCGATTGCCTCCATCGTCACCTGGTGATGCTTGGCCACGGCGGTCTCCACCGGCTTGAACAGCCACTCGTCCGGGTCTTCGCTCACCGGCGCACCGGGAATCGTGATGGCCTGGCTGTAACCGACCAGCGACGCACGCGCACGGCGACGGCGCAGGAGTTCCCGCGCTGCCTCGGCCTGCGTGATGGTCGAGCCGTCAGCCATTGGCGGCCTGCCCGGCGGCGATGGCGGCCAGTTCCTCGTCGGACATCTCACGCGCACCCAGCGGCTTCCCGTCCTTTCCGGTCACTTCCAGCTTCTTCGGGGCGTCGGCAATGCCGTATGCCTCGCGCTCGAGCCCGATCAGCTTGTGCAGCGTGTCTGCCAGGTCCTTCATGATCTTCGTACGACCACCGAGGCCCATGGCGGCTTGGAATGCCTGCCAACGCTTCATGGCCACGGCGCTGTCGGCCGCTTCTTCCTCGGAACCGAGGATCAGCTCGCCCAGCTTCTCGTAGAGGTCTTGGTGCTCGCTCTGGTGAGTCAGTTCTTCAAGCAGGCTCATCGCCAGCGCACGGGCCGAGCCGATGTCCTTCCTGTGGTTCAGCCGGACGGTGGCGATCACCTCGGCATTGGCCTCGACGATGGCCCGGTCGGTTTCCGCTCGCTCGGCGGAAACTTCCTTGGAAACCTCCCGTCTGGAAACCAGTGCATCGGCCTTAGCCTTGATGGCCGCAGACAGGTCTTTTTCCCATCCGTGGACGCGGGCGCGCTTGTTGATGGCCGTGTGGCTCACCCCCTGAGCCGCGGCGATCTCACGCACGCTCATGAGGCCAGCACGGTAATCAGCCTCGATGCGCTCCCAGTCGGTGACCCTCTTCTCAGCCACGACGATAGCTCCGGGGGTCGACGCTCATCACGAGGTTCACCCAGTACAGGAACTGGCGCATGCCGTCCGACGGCGAGTGCACCCATTCGGACCTTGCCCAGTCCCATCGAAGGATCGTCTTGGACAGCGCCTTGTCGCTCAGCATGGCCCCACCTGGCGGTAGCCTTCGATGGCATCAGCCTGTGTCTGACTCGGGAACGTGTCGTCGACCGTTAGTGGGATGCCCATGAACCGCATCTCGCCGGCAAGAAGGGAATCCATCGCGTACTGGCGGCTGAATCGCGGCCCAGTGAAGAGCGCGGACTGCTCGCGCCAAAGCTCATCCGCAAGAGCCTCAGCAACATGCCTTCCGATTCGGATGCTCTGCGGACGCCTTCCGGTCGCAAGCTGCTGCGCCTTCAGAAGGGTGACGAGGTCGTCCTGAACACTCACGCGGCCACCTGCGACAGGATCGGCAGGGCGAAGAGCTCGGCGATGCTGGGTGGGTTGGCGTGCCACTGCTGGGTGCGAAGGGTGCGGGCGCGCTGGATGGTCATGCGCGGGGCGTGATCGGCCATGGCGTCGAAGTGCTCGCGCATGCGGTCGCTGACCGTGGGCTCGGCATCGACGTAGGCATGGGAGCGCTCGATCTGCCGGAGTTCCCCGATGTCCACATGCGGGAGCGCGAGCGCGGCGCGCACGGCGCCCTTCACGGTCTGGATGTCGCGCCAGAAGAAAGCCATGTTGCCGCTCATGCTCCACGCCCCTTGAAGACCAGGGTTCGCATGTCCTCCAGATGCCGCTGCGTGGCCGCGAGTGCTCCAGCGCTTCCGCTTCCCTCAGAAGGACGCAGTCCGGCCGCCCACAGAGAGTCGATAAGCGTCTGCGCGTCGTTCTGCTCGATGTACGCAACAGGTCCGATAGGGCCGATAGATGCTCCGTCCCCAATGGAGCTGTACGTGACCTCGATCGCCGCAAACTTTCCGTCGTCGGAGAGCATCACAAGCCCGACGCGGTTCGACCATGGCTCTTTGTGCGCGATGATCTTCATGCCGCCACCTCGGCCCGGATCAGGCCCTTGAAGTGCTCCTGAAGGTCACCGACCAGCTGCTCGGCCAGCGGGAGCGCGCCACGGAGGCCCGCGCAGTACCGACCGATCGTCCAGCCCTCGTGGCGGTTCACGAAGCCCATGCCGGTGCTGTTCCCCTCGGCGACGACGTAGACGCGACCGTCCTGATCGCCGAGCACGTAGCTGCCGGCGCCGGTGGTGTGCCGGTTCTTCCGGATCCGACGGAGGATGGAGTTCGCCAGGTTCGTCATGTCGCCTTCGTCGGGTTGGAATTGCCCTATGGGTCGTACATCGCGATCAAACTGGCGGTGCACGGTGCGATTCGGGCGTACATGGGGACGTATAACGCGTGCCTCGGTACGTTCAAGGCATGTCGATGCGTGGATGTATCCCGCCACGTCGCGGTCGGTGCTCTGGGTCATGTCGTTCTCCCCTGCTTGTCGGCTGCGCGCTGGCGGCGCTTCATTTCGCGGTTGATGCGGTCGATCCGTCCCTGTGCGGTGGTCATCGCCTTCTTCGCGGACTTGAGGCTGGCGGCGAGACTGGCGGTGGTGTGGTGCTCGTAGCCTGTCGATGACGTTGCACGCGCTTGAACTGCTCCCGGAGCCACGGCTTCACCTCGGCCTGCTGTTCCGTCGTCAGGGCCTCGATCATCGGCGCCCACTTCATGGGGTCCGGCTCGGTGCGGAGGATCCGCAGGGCGTGGGAGAGGTGGTTGTAAACGGTCACGATCAGCCTCCGCGAGGCTCTTCTTGAACCTGTCGATGCCAAGATAGACGGCAGCGTCGGCCGCGCACTCTCGGCAAATAGGAGGCCCGCCGCACCGAACCTTTATCCCATCGGGTCGAGGCCACACATGACCGTGGCCCGTATTCGTCCATGGGCCGTAGGTGCTCAAGCTGCCTCCAGCATCACGTCGAGCCGCGGGTTCGCGCGATCGATGCCCGCGTGCCGGATGCGCAGGTCGACGATCTGGCTGTCGTCCTCGTACAGGCGAGCGGCCTGCATGGCGTCCTGAGCCGCCTTCAACAGGTTGTCGAGGTCGCGGCGACGCGCGTCGGGCATGCTGGCGTCGATGACGAGGGCCAGCTTCTTCCGGCCGAAGCCCTGCACGCGCGCGACCATGACCGCCTCAGCCACCCGCTGGCGGTATGCCCTACCCTCGCGCGACAGCAGCACGCGCGTGCCGACGCTGCGCCAGATGCGGTTGGTGGACGGCGGGAACGGGATGGAGAGGCGGATCATGGTCGGCGAGGTCACAGCGTTACGCGGTTACGCATGGTGCTCAGGGACTGCGTAGCACGCTGGATGCGCGACAGCATGTCGATGAGGGTCTGGTGAACCGGAGACTGTCCAGCCTCGCGCACCTCGCCGCTGGCAGCCTTCTCGGGCTCGGCATGGCGAAGTACCGGGCACAGCGACATTCCCAGGCTCTCCACAGTGTGCTCAAGCTGCTCGAGGCTCTTGTTCATCTGCTCGATGGTGCGGCTTCCCGGCGTCCTGTCGTCGGCCGTCGAAGTGCGGCCTGCGATGACGTTCGCTTCGGTTGCGGTGAGTCCTGCATAGTTGTGGTTCTGATCCATGGTCGTTCCTCGGTTATGGCCCTGTCGGGCCGAATGGATGATGTGCCGCGCGCGGTCGGCGGGATTGCTGAAGGTCATGCGGCCACCTTCAGGATTCCGCGCTCCGCCAGCGCGATGTGCGTGCGCACGATGGCGCGGTCCATCAGGCGACGGCGCTCGTCCTGCGGGAGCGAACTGCCGTTGTCGATGTCGTGATGGCATGCCGGGCAGAGCGCGGCCGTGGCGCATGCCGGCGATTTCTGGCCCATGCCGCGGTCCTGATTGGAATGCGCAACCTGGACCCCGAATCGTCCGCAAAGTACACACGATTCCAGCGAGGCGACGGCGGCGAACCACTTGCGTTCGGCGGCGGTGGTCATGCCGGCCACCTCAGAATCGGCTTGCGCCATGCGGGCTTCGTCTTCGGCCCCTTACGCATGACCATGCGGGTATCCGTCCAGCCGACCAGAAGGAACGGCACGACAGCGTCGGCGGTACGACGAGGACGCACCGCATGCTCCCGCTCCCGCATCGCCTCGCCGATCGCGACAACCGTCCCGACCATCATCCAGAAGGTTTCATCCATGGCCGTGCACCCGGCCCGAAATAGGGCCTCTGAATTCGTCGTTGAGCCGCACGCCATGGTCGACCGCGTAGGCGATCGCAAACTCGATCAGGTCGGACATGTCGCCCACCGGCAGTGAGCGGGTCTGGATGCCGAGCGCGACGACCGACTGGCCATCCAGCGACGGCACGATCTGCCCCGGCGACTTCCGCTCAGCGCGCGCCCATGCGTCGACGAGAAGGCGCTTCCAGCCCTCGGTGTCGATGCGCGATCCAGCCCACGGCATCTGCTTCGCGAGATCGCCGCAGATCGCGTGGAACTTCGCGTTCTGCTCCAGCGACCGGCGTGACTTGAACTCGTCGAGGGTGACGCGGACGTTCTTGCCGAATTGCAGGATTTCGCATGCCAGACGCCACAGATAGGCGAAGCGGTCGCGGGCGTTGTCCGGCTTGAGGATGACGGTCTGGGTCATGGCCGGTACTCGATGAGGAAGTACATTCCGCCATCACGTTTTGCTCTACGGTATGCCTTCCATGCTTCCCACAAGCTGTCACCAATGTAACTGGTGACACGCCCTTTATCAGCCGCGAAGAAGCATTCCACCCGGTAGGTATAGCTCACGACTTCCTCCACTCGTTCAGGACGAACGATGCGATGCCCGTGACGAGCCCGATTATCTTGAGCGCGGCATCCATCCAGGTGATCACGACCGCACCTCATTGCAGCCTTGGCAGCGCAGGTAGGAGGAACCGTCCTTGCGGTGCGCGCGGATCCACTCGTGGCCGTGTCGCACGCAGATGACGAAGCGGGTGAGAATCGACGACAGGCTCATGCGGCGATCCTCAACAACGCGGTGCCCGACTTCTTCGCCATCAACTCGCTCCGGCACGCCTTGCACATCACCAGCGATAGCCGGCCGTGATCCATCGGCCAGAATTCTTCCGACACGGGATGCCAGGCGTCGACGCCGTAGCCGATGCGTGCGCAGCGGCCGCACTGGCAGTATTCGCCGTCGGCGCGCGATTCAAACCGTAACTGACGGCCGCGGCGGTACGTCGGGGTTGCGGCGCCGATGACGTTGCGGACGTGCCGCCGCGAGTACCCGATCGACAGGCCAATCGCCATGATCGTCTCGCCAGCACGGAAGCGGCTCACGATCTGATCGTGCAGCGCGTTCATCATGCAGCCCTCGGCGGTTCGTCGTCGCCATCGTCGCGGCCGGTGCGCACGCCGAGGATCCGATTCACCTCGGCGATATGGCGCAGGCCCCGCGCACGGTTCTCATCGCTGTCCAGACGCTTCTGCTGCCGGAACGACACGACGTTGCTCGGCAGCGCGTCGAGGAACTTCGCCGGCGACGGCCAGCGCGACTCGCGCTGCATCAACGTGCGGAACGCAGCGCGGAAGCGAGGGCGGTCCTGAGCCTCGTCGAAGACACGGCGATCGCAGATGGCCTCGGCCCACACGAGCACGGTCTTCCCGGTCGTGTCATGCGCCGGATGACCGTCCAAGCTGAGCGACAGGAGCTTGTCCAAGCCCAGGCCGATCTCCTGAAGAATCCAGTTCGGAATTGCGTTCTGTGAAGGCATTGACGGTGTCCCAGATGTTCTGCGAGGCGAGTTGCGTTTTCGACTGCGGCGGCGCCGCACCGGGACCAGCGCGAGCGGCTGGGAGGGCAACCACCGTGGCGGTCTTCGCATGGTTCGTGCGGGCGATGCCGATGGCGTAGGCGAACAAGCCCGCGCCGGCGATGCCCCTGCCCTTTGCCGCCTCGACCGCGTTCGCCAGTTCATCGGCCGTAACCCCCTCTGCGAGGGCCGCAAGAAAATCGATGTGGCTCAGGTTGAGCGATGCGCAGCCCGCCTTCCGCATCGCGATCCCAGCCTCACCAGCCGAAGTCGCGCCAGCGGGCGTGTCTATCTCCGAAGGGATGAGGGAATCAGGGAAGGGGAAATAGGAATCAGCCGGAGTGCTTCCGTCAGGCGACGGAACTTGCACCGTACTTGCACCGTACAACTCCGGTGCAGGTATCGAACTGATCGCCTCGTTCTTGTGAGGGTTCTGGTGCTTCGTGAATGCGATGATCTGGATGTAGCGCCGGCCGCCGATCTCGTAGCGCAGGATGAAGCCCTTGCTGACCAACTGGCC